GATAAAAATAACACATCCATTGATAAAAGAGATGATCCCATAATAGTCATCAAAGTTATGACCTTCGACATTAAAGTGTGACGGCGGTTTCTTCCCTACAACATAGTGACCTTCAGGATGCGATTCTTTATCATATTCGACGATTCCGATTGACTTCCAGTATTCACGAATGCGAAATAAAGTTGACTGAACGAGCTGTAAATATGTGTTCGCCCCCACAAAGCCCCGGACCTTTGGAAACTTTCTGATAAGCTGATAGGTCTTTATTCCAAGTAAATGAGTTTTTCCCGATCCAACGCCTGAGAGAAATAAATTAATCGGAGCCGTTGACTGCAATATGCTTTTTTGTGGGGCTGATACAACTTGCTCTATCATTTGATGATTATATCAGGCAATTGAGCAACATTGACCTTTAATTCTGTTTTGACCGGAGCATCAAAACCCAGCATCTTTGAAATGCTGTCGAGAGCTTTCTGTTTGTCGAACAGTTTTATCCTGATGTATTCAACCTGAATCGGTTCTTTCTCTTTTGAATCAGGATTATATTGATATTCGTACCTGATCTTTGTATCAATTTCAGCAATGGATGACTTTTGGTCGTCAGTAAGTTCGTCAAACTCTTTTCTTTGAATCCATGTATTATGAAGATCACTTATAGAAGAAAAGGCGAGTTTCTTGTGTTCATTCAAAACCCTCAATCTGCTAACACCCGCTGTTTCAGCAAGATTGTCCTGCAATTCCTTAATTCGAGCCTGAATATTAGGTTTCTTTAGGTTTTCTGTTGCGATAACTCCGGCTGTTTTTTGAGAATATCCGGCCCTTATTGCGGCCTGAGTTCCATTCAGGTCAAGGCAATATTCATAACAGAATCTTTCCTGTTTATCATTTAACGGCAGTAGTTCTTCTGTTTCTTCGCTCATTTCTTCCTCTTAAAGTATTAAATCTGCCCCAGTCGTTTCTCTGCGGCTTTTCTACTCATTGGCCCTGACAGCCTTTTGCCTTTCTTTGAATAGACGATACACTTATCTTTTTTACAACGTATCATAACGCAAAGGTACAAATTATATCAATTGACTGTCAAAATCATAATTAACCGTTCCAATGTTATAAACCGGAGTACACCGGCTGACAAGTTTAATCAAATCCGCTTCGGCTTCAGGTATCTTGAACTCTCTGCATTTCTTACTAATGTAATCCAATGAGAGTGCACTGCCGTCGCGGTGCATTTCTTCAATGTCAAGTAGAATATTCGCTGCAAAAATTAAATCTTTTATTATCATCTGTAAATTCTTTTCATGCCGTCAATCTCGATCATGCTGATATCAATATAATTACTCCCTAAAATAGTACACGGGCCGCCTTCATTATCTTGGAATTCGGCGAAGTATTTAAAATAAACGTGCCTGCCGGTTATAGTATGCCATTACCATGCTTATCATAAATCCTGGGTGATGAGATGCTTGGCGCGATACTCTGTATTATTTTTAAGCGAAGTCCATATCTGTTCATTATATGCAGTCAGGGCAGGATTGCGCGGCTCAATTGAATGCCATTGATGGTAAACAAACGGCTCGTGAATAAACTTAATATCAAGTTTCAGATTCTTAATCTGATGAACAAAGTAATCGTCCTCATAACAAATACCCTTCGCGAATCTTTCGTCAAATCCGTTTAATCTTTTAAGGTCACGGGCGTTTATTGCTGAACAAAAATGAAACATTGTCGGATGTACCATTTCGTGGTTATACCAGCCTTCATCACCGGATTCCAATGGAAGTAAATCACGCCTCTCTACGCCTATCTTCTGATCTTTGGCAAGTGAATAACAATGATAAGTAAGATACTCATTAGGCTTTATCTGTGAAGCATGAGTAACAATATCGCCTTCATGATAGCACTCTGCATTTTGAATGATTATCACATCCGCGCCTTTGTCAATCGCATACTTAAATCCGATGTTATAAAGCGGACCCGGATTAGATGAAATCTTTTCTACAAGCCTGTAAATGTCAACTTGAAATTTATAATCGCCTATTCCTGAGATTTCCTGTGGTGAAGCATCATCAATTATAATTACTTTGAAATCCTTGTACCTGGATTTGTTAATTGATTCCAGTGTCAACCGCAATTGTTCAATGCGGTTATAATAAGTCATGACAACAACAACATTTAGCTTGCCCATGACGGAGTAGATAAAAGATGGACGTGACAATTAAAGTCATACATAGCTTCAGGTTTTTGTCCTATGGATTCCCACAGAAAAAGCGGCGAATGAGTTAAATCAAAATGACAAACATCGATATTGATAGTATAGAAAAACATCAGCCACTGATCATGTGTTGCCATTAGTTCATTGAAATACTGTTCCAGAAAACTCTTTTTTTCATCCTTCGCCTCAAATCTCTGTATCCTCTTTCGGCATTTATTTCATCGAGCAGATTAGTAAGAGACTCACGTCTTGTTCCGCCTTCAGCATAGTAAGAGCCATAGACTGCGATATAACCGGAGTCATTCATGCTTATGTGGCATTTGTTCACTATGTCTTTTACCTGTATCACAACTCATAATGGCGAATATAATAAATTAAATTAACAAAAACAAGTCCCCGCATTTGCGGGGACTTGAAAACAAACGAGAGAAAACATGAAAAGATCAAAAGTCCGGCGGGATTATCAAAGTATCCCCCGGAGTGACGAATGTATGAATACGGCTACCGGGCAAGCCAAAGGCAAGCCCTGGAGAGGACCATGTTAACATGACTTTGTTGAAATACTCGTTTGTCGGTTGAAGTGAATCGGGTATCCCCGCTGCAGCCCAGTCAAAGTTAGCATCAAACCACATCTCTTCATAGGCCAACATTCGGTCGGCAACGTTGTACAAAGTACTGATTTTTTCGAACGCATCAGTTATAAGTGTCGTGTCCCACCGTACAAGCGCAGGGCCGATTGTGTCAATCAGTTCGACCGAGAATAACACGTCGGTGTGGTTCTGAAAGTTGTCGATAGCCCTTATGAGTACAGTGTTGTACCTCTGAGTTAACCATGAACCAGGCGTGGGTGTTTGCTCAACCGTATCAATCTGACAATTATCTGTGAAGGTCATCCGCAGCCGGTAGTCAGGCAGTGCGGCTCCGCAGGATTGATCAACGTACAGCGATTGTGACGGTATCTGTGACATTACACAAGTACATGACGTCATTATTGCTGCAAATAGAATAAGAATCATTTTTTTCATAATCCAAAGTTATTAATTTATTTTGAAATCACTCATATTTTTACCGGATTCACAGTACTTTCTAAACTTAGCCCAAACCTTGCCTGGAATCCTCATGAATCTCTTTTCGTCCTTCAAATGACAGAAATACGCCGTTCGGATATCAAAGATTTTCGCTGCATCACGGTACGAGATCATCTCACGGTCTAAGCCTTGAAGTACCTTCCGGGCAATGTCTCGCTTTGTCAGGCAAACAGCCATAACCCCAAAAGTATGCAACCGATAATCACAGCAGCGGCGCAAAGGCTGCCGATTAAGTTATCACGTTTACTTGCTTTCATTTGTCACCTCCCTTCCTTGTTCGGTTCACTCATGCGGGAACGAAGTTCACGACTTAAATTCTCACTCAGTATTCTTATCACCTCTGAAAATGCATGTCCGCTTGTAAATGGATTCACGTACTTCTTGCTGTTTCGTGCCGAAGCTATCAGCCAGGGAATATGCCCTGCTACCATCTGAAGCATCTCTTCCTCGCTCGGCATCCTCTCTTTTATCCGCTTTTCCACCTCTTGATTGACAACCCAATCAAAGTGCGGAGTAGTCATACTTAACACCGCCCTCTCGGCTCCCTCTATTTCAGAGTAATGACCCCCACAAATACCGGATGTTCTTACCCAATATTGGGACGTACAAGCACCTGGTATGCTCACGTCAGTTGTGTAGGCAGTATTACAACATTTATTGCAAACGAATATTCGTATCTTCTCTTTCATCTCTCAATTCCATTTAAATGTATCTCCAAATGCTTTCATAAGCCACCACAACAGGGCAACCAGCCCCACCACCACAACACTCAAAATAAT